GGTAGTACAGTTCCAAGTAACTATGTAATAAATATGAATGATACAACACCTACGACTATTAAAGAAACTACCCTTTACTCACCTAATTTTAATATTAATAATCAAAAAGAAAGTATGTATGTGAATAATTATAGTTCGCCTGATTTAACCCAGAGAGATACAACAAGTACTCAGTATTATACATCTGCAGGCGGTTATGCTACTGGTTATGGTGATATGAATTATGAATCGGCTTATAGACAGCACAACAATGATATTAAGTCATCTACTATTGCGAACAGAGCAAATCAGGGAGGTATGCAACTATTTAATCAAGAGATGAACGTAAATATAAGTAAAGAAGATGTAAATAGATATGACGGCAGAATGAATCCAGCATATTCTGTTTTAAGTGGTCTCCCTCCTTCTGTATCAACATATGGTGCTATAAATGCTCCTCAATATTATAATGAATGTGCTGGATGTGATCGTATTCAACCAGATATTCTTAATGCTTTCAGAAGCAATCCATACACACATTCTTTAACAACGTCTGTATAATTTTACACTCTATAAAGATTAAAATGATACAAAATAATATAAAGTTATTATTTTACATATATTAAATGGAAGAAAAACATACCTATTTTCTCAAAACAGATGACAATAAAGTTATTAATGAAGAATACATAAAATGGGTGAAAAAAATGGGGGACTGTTTAGAGGTTTGCACGAAATCAATTGGTTGTAATGGATACGGAGACACACATAGGATATGCAAATTAAATAATCTAGATAGTTACAATAAGCTTAATAAATTTTTTGACTAATTATTCCGTTACTATTTTTAATAATGTATACTAATATCTAATATATAAAATATAATATACCAAATATATTACATTTTATCGTATATAAAAAAACTAATTAAAGATAATTATAAATGATAATATAATGTTAAAAATAGGTTATCCTATATGTGCTCAAAGTTTTAAACAATGGTATTTATCTAATGAGCACTTTAAAAAAATATATTATAGTTTAGGATCACCTACACCATTTGATGTATCATTAAGAGATGGACTACAAAGTTTATCAATATCTAAACAAGAAAATTTTTCTTTAGAAAAAAAAATAGAATTATATAATAAAATTTCAGGTTTTTATAAACCAAAAAATATAGAAATAGGTTCTATTATTTCTGAAAAAGTTTTACCCATATTTAAGGATACAATTGAATTAAACAAATATATTTATGATTATTGTAAAAACTATGAAACGAATTGTAATAATTTTGTTTTAATTCCTAATCAACAAAAGTTGTTAAAAGTTATAAATTACAAGGAGTTCACAAACTTTTCATTTATTACTTCCGTATCAGATAGTTTTCAAAGGAAAAATACTAAAATGTCTTTACAAGAAAATGATAAAGAACTAATAAATATGATGTATTTGTTAGACGATCATCAATGTCATATACATCCAAATGTGAAACTATATATCTCTTGTATAAATGAATGTCCAATTGAAGGAAAAATTGATAATGATTTTATAGTTAATAGAATATTAAATTTAAATAAAAACTTAAATCCTTCTACTATCTGCTTATCTGATACTTGTGGTAGTTTAACCCCTGATGATTTTGAATATATAGTAGACACTTGTAATTATTTTGGTATTCCGTTTTCCAAAATATCTTTACACCTTCACGTTAGAAAAGATAGAGAAATTGATGTAAAAACTATTATTCATATGGCTTTAGATAGAAAAATAATAGACTTTGATGTATCTATTTTAGAAACAGGAGGTTGTTCTGTAACTATGGAAAAAACAAAATTAACACCAAATCTTACATATGATATGTACTATAAATGTTTGGTTGATTATATTATTAAATTAGCAAACAAATAACGCGCAAATATGTAAAAATTATTCATTAATTTCATATACGTTTGTTATATAATCTTGCTCGCAAAACCAAGGGTCATCTGTTTCTGCTGTAATTAAGTATTTTTTATTGTTAATTTCAATTACACTGGTTGGATCACATATATTTTTTGAATTATCAGGTTGTTCAATATCAAAATGCAATATTCTAGGTAATTTATTACTATCAAAATATACAATCCATTTAAAAATGTCGTGTTTTAAAATATTATCTTTTATATATGTTCTATGACCATAACCATAATATTCATTATCATTTAATTTATAACCAGGAGTTCCACCCCTATATTCACAATTATAATTACTCTTATCATCATTAACTTCTATTTTTGTAATATTTCCATTTTCTATATCAAACGTATATAATTCAAATGGTTTTATATAATGTATAAAATATAATGTATTGTTATGATTTATAAAGGAAATATTTTTCCCTGAAATATTAATTTTTATGTATTTTATAATATCATAGTCAATCAAATACATATCATTCAAATAATTATCTAACACATATATTTTATTGTTATATTCAAAACATCGTGGATCTTCACCTTTCAAAATAATATTATTGTCTTCAATTATATCAAAGTTATTATCTAAAGTGATTTTTTTTATAAATCTGTCTTTCGAATAATGACTTCTTCCAAAACCAATAATTTCATCGTTTTTCTTTATTAATGAATAAAAAATAGAGTTTTTAGTTGTATTAATTCTTTTTATAAATGACAATTTCATATATATTATATTTTCAATGAGAAAAAAATATAATGTATTTTATAATATAAAAATATAAAAACACAATTGAACATATATTAACCTCAATTATGTTATTAAATATTCATCAGAATATAAAGGATAAACTAGATTATTTTCAAAGTATTCACAAAATACCAAATATAATTTTTCACGGTCCATCTGGTAGCGGTAAAAGAACGATTGTAAATGATTTTATTCATACAATTTATAATTTTGATAGGGAAAAAATTAAATCTTTAGTTATGTATGTTAATTGTGCACACGGTAAAGGTATCAAATTTATTAGAGATGAATTAAAGTTTTTTGCAAAAACTCATATAAATTCAAATGGAGGGGATACATTTAAAAGTATTATTCTATTAAATGCCGATAAATTAACAATGGATGCACAATCTGCTTTACGTAGATGTATTGAGTTATTTAGTCATAATACACGTTTTTTTATTATAGTAGAAGATAAATATAATTTATTAAAACCAATTTTGTCAAGGTTTTGTGAAATATATGTACCAGAAACAATAATAAATGGTAATATTGTAAATCTTTACAAATATAATTTAAATGAAACATTTGATATGAAAGATATAAAGCAAAATAGATCAGATTGGTTAAAAAAAGAATTAACTAAGTATATAAATAAAAAACTTAAATTAGAAGATTTAATATTATTATCTACAAAATTATATGAAAAAGCATACTGTGGACTGGATATATTACATTTATTAGAGAATAAGAGTTTTATTGATTCCAAAATTAAAATAGATAAAAAATATGAATTATTAATTTCATTTAACAAAGTAAGAAAAGAGTTTAGAAATGAGAAATTGTTAATTTTATTTATTTTAAACTTTTTATTTTTGAGTTCAGATTTGTGTTTAGAAAATATAAGTTTTATGTAAATGGATGATTTTAATGTTAGTTCTCTTCATGAATCAAAAAACGAATGGGGTGCAAGATTAGTTACTATATTAACACCTCTTATTATCGATGGATATAAATCTATATTAGATGAGGCTGTTAAATTGTGTAAAGAAAATAACGAAACAGAAAAATACTTGATGACATTTCAAAATTTTATTTCAAGAATTCCAAAATGGAATCCAATTATTATTGAAAATGAAAGAAAGCGTATTTGTGAAAAATCTGGATGCAATTATTTAGAGGACTTAGTTACGTGTGTTCATATTATTCAATTAAAAGTGTTAACTTCTATGAGAGTTGGACAAAAACAAAAAAAAATTGATATAACCGTCCCTAAGTTAGATCAATTTATTCATAATATTTATATAAATGTTGCTAGAAAGCTATATAAAAATGTATATTTATTTGAATTAAATATTCCTCCTCTTCAAATACAAAAACATAATAGAGAATTAGAGATTATAGTGCAAGAATGTATATTAAATACTTTAAGGGAAAGCATTCCGGTTGAGTCTATTTTAAAAGCATATATGGATGAAACAGTAGAGGAAGATGTAATTGAAGAAATTAAAGAAGAAATTATAGATGAACCAGTTGAAAACTCTGTTTCTGAAAATATAAATAATAACCAATTACAAAATGACAGATCTAATAGACTTAGTTTCAACGATATAGATTACGTAAAGGATGATAACAATAATATTATTTCAATTGAAGCCCCCAAAAATATTGAAAGATTAGAAACAATTAGCGAATTAAGATCAAAAGAGAGACATTTTGAAGATTCTGACGATGAATCTGAGAAAAATAATTTTAAATTAAATATTTCTGATGAATCTTTTGATTTAAATTCAATGGATCTGAATCATATTGAAGAACCTACAATTGATTTAATACCTGATTTATTAATTGATGACATTGAAATTTTAGATTAAAATGCGTAAAATTATTTATAAGAATGTATTTTACTATTTTAAATGGATAATGTATTTATAGTTGCAGGCATTATTTCGTTTACATTTATAATAACAAAATTTATTGAAATGAGATTTATTGAAAAAGAAAATAAACCTTTAAAATTACTTATTAGAGATGCTTTATTAGTATATTTTAGCGTAATATGTGGTTATTTTATTTTTGATCAATTAAACCCGATTATAATAAATGGTGTAGAAGGAAATAAAATTACTCCAGTATTTACAGATAACCCTGAATTTTAGTATAAAATAATAATCTTTATAATTATCATTATTATTTTACTATCTCCCAGTCCAAACTTTAACAACTATTTTTGGTAGCTTACCTTTCTTAATATCATTCATATATTCTTTATAAGAATATCCCCATTTTTGATATTCCATAATATTTCCCAACAATGATTTTCTATTTATTATTTTTTTATTTTCAGTGAAAAAAATTGCACCAAAAATCCTCTCTAAGCAACACCGGTCCTTTCTGCATTGTACTTGAGTAACCAATCTCACTATATTATACTTCATATTTAAAAAAACCAAAAATTCGTGATTTATATAACTTTGAACACCAAAACATCCAAACCATTTGTCATTAGGCATAGTAATTATACTATTATTATTTATTTTTTGTTGAATTCCAATATTGTTATTTAATAGATTTACTAGCCTAAGCGTGTTATTAACATTTTCTTTATCTGGATAAAAAAACCATAAGGGTAAAACACGTATTCCTAATAATTTATCAAAATCATATTTTGCGTGAAAAAATACGCTATCGTGTAAAATAACTGCATTTTTAAAAAATTTATTTTTCAAATAATAATAATATGGTAATAATTCTCCTCTGCCTTTAAATTCAGAGTTTATTATAGTAATGTTCTTGTGATCAAACTCCGCAACTATAAATTCAGGTTTGCTATTATCATCTATAATAACAATTTGTGTTAAAGGATAAAAAGTATTTAATAGTTTTACAGAATTATTCCAATATTTATTTGTTAATTCCGAATTAACGTGTCTAGTTATTATAAAACCATAATTATCCATATTTTATATAAATATTTATAAAATATTATTAAATAACAAATTACATAATTATTTAATAATGAAATACTAAAATAATAATATAAAAGATAGTGCTAATATAAATGAAATAATGATACCAGATTGTACATTAGTTACAGGATGTTTTAATTTAACTGATATATATCCCAAATCAAGAGGATTAAATGAATGTATTAATGAAATGAAACCAATATTAGAAATTAATTGTTATTTAGTTATATTTGCTGATTCCAAATGCATGGATGAAATCAGAAAATATAGAACTAATTTAAATTTAAACGATATTACATACTATGTTGAAATAGAACTACAAGATTTTACATATTATAATTATGTTGAAACCATAAGACAAAATAGAGAATTATATCATCCAACAAAAGATGAAAGAACGTGTCCAGAATCTCACTTAATATGTTGCAGTAAATTTGATTTTGTTTTACAAGCTATGAAATTAAATCCATTTAATACAAGTAAATATGGATGGCTTGATGCAAATGTTAAGGATAATTTCTCAAAGATCTGTAAAAATTATACAAAAAATACTATCATTGATATTTTAAACAACGTTACAGATAAATTTCATATAGAAGTTTTAAATGTATGTGATAAAAAATATAAAAATATAGAAAATAAGAGGGAATATTATCAAACATACAGATACGTTGTGTGTGGTGGGTTATTTACAACTGGAAAAATAATTGGTGAAAAAATTTTAAAGAGATTATGTGAAATTTTTGTAGAAACTACCAAACAAGGGTATGGTCACGGTGAAGAAATGTTTTATCTGGAAGTGTTAGATGAGTTTTATGATGATATAGAGAGAAGTTATGGAGATTATCATATTATTTTAAATAATTTTATATATCCTACAAAAGAAATAAATTATATAATAAATTATATATTAAATAAATACATTCATTACGGATATTATAGAGAATGTTATGATGCTTGTAATAAAATATTAAACGGTTTAACAAATGATACAGAAATTATCTGCAGTGATGACGAGTATTTTACTATAGTACTAAACCTATATATATCTTCTTGTTATTATAAACCAGATAAATCAATTAATATATTAAATACAATTTATGAATTAATACATAAAAACGAATACATACAAAATAAGTACAATAATAATAAATTGTACTATGATTCTAAATTTAAATTCGCAGAAGATTTAAAAGAGAAATATGATATAATTCTGTGTGTATTTGGTTGTCCTACGATTGAAAAATATAAAAACCAAATATTAAAAATTAACGAAACTTGGGGAAAAATAGCAGATTCATTACCTAATATTAAATTGTTATATTTTTTTGGAGAAGAAAAAACTGAATTAATTGATGATAATAAATATATTTATTTGGATGGTGTAGGTAATGATTATTTATCATCGTCTTATAAACACAATTTAGGGTTGAAATATATTTTTGAAAATTATAATAGTAAATTTGTATTTGTATGCGGCACAGACACGTATATTAATATTTATAAATTATTAAATTATACAAAACAACTAAATGAAGATGACAAATTATTTATAGGAGGACACGGAGATTATAGATTAATTGATAATAAAAATTATTACTTTCATTCAGGTGCAGGGTATATTCTTTCAAAAGAGTGCTTAAAATATTTATATCCACAATTATCTACTATTACTGATCTATGGATAAATAAATGTAAAAATGATGGGTTGCCCGACCATTTAATAACGGGTTGCGATGTATGTATTTCATATTATTTACAAAATAAAAATTATCTCACAGATGATACTATCATAAAACGTAATGATTTATTTGCAGGTTGTAATTATGTAGGATGTCATAGTTACGGTATTTGCTGTGGAGAAAAAATTAAAAAAGAAGACATTATATCTTGTCATTTTATGACTTTATCTGATTTTGACGTTTTTACAGAATTATTAAATCAAAATAACTACTTTGTTTCTAGTGAAAACTATGTAGAAGAAAAAGTTGTTAAGGTTGAAAATGAAATATATAAAAATAGTATAAACTACATAAAAAATAAATATGAGGTTTTGTGTAATACTTGTGGTGATATAAACGAACATTTACCAACATTGAACAAGTATGCAATGGATTGTGAAAGCATATTAGAATTAGGAGTAAGAGGTTGTGTATCTAGTTGGGCCAATTTATATGGTTTAATAAATAATAAAAAAGATAAAAAATTGTTATTTTTAAATGATATTTCTCCTTGTCCTGTAGACGAATTATTGAATATAACAAAAGAATTAGATTTTGTGCAAATTAAATATGAATGGGTGAATGATTTACATTTAACATTTAATGAACCAACCACATTTGATTTAACTTTTATTGATACGTGGCATGTTTATCCTCAACTTAAAGGTGAATTAAATAAATTTAGCAAAATTACTAATAAATACATAATTATGCACGATACAGAAGTTGATGGTATTTATGGAGAAACCATACGTAATGGATGGAATCCTTTTCAACAGTCACAAGAAACTGGTTTTGCGGTTAATGATATAACTTGTGGTTTAAAAAGAGCGATAGATGAGTTCTTATCAGAGAATAATGATTGGAAAATTAAAGAAATATATACAAATAACAATGGTCTTACTATTTTACAAAAAATATAATAACATCTAGTATTTCATAAATTAGAAAAAATCATAATATAATTTGTTATATTATGATTGTGTATGCAAGTATTTTATGCATATGTAATTTTTATATATGTAATTTTTATATATGTAATTTTTATATATAAACTGGTATTTTATCAATATTTATTACATCTTTTGGAATATCCCCTGTAAAATTGCTATATGCTTTAAAGACATCTCTTTCTAATTGTGCTTGAGGAGTATGGTTGTGTACGCATCTTGCGATCATTTTATATAATTTAAATTCCGGATATCTATCTAATCCATTATTTTTATATAACATATTTATGCCTTTATCATCAATGCACCACTCAAATATCAAATTTTTTACAGGATCTTTTATATACTCTGTTATGTTATCTAAATCTTCTATTACATAATCAAAAATGGAACAAGCTAATCTACAAATATCAAAACTAGGATTTGGTTCTAATCTAGGTTTATTTTCATTAAAATAAGGCTCCGTATTATATTGAGTACAAGCATCTCCTCCAGTTTGATAACTATCACTACAAAACAGTTTTCCATTAAATCTATAAATACTTCTACCAAAGTCAATTATTTTAAAAATTCTACCAAATGTTGGTACTTTATAATATATATTTTTGTAACAATAATAAATGAATTTATTATTTGTATAATTATACATAACATTATTTGTATGTAGATCATTGTGCGTAAAAGAAAATGCTTTTTGATATGTAAGTAGTATCATAATAATTTGCATAAATGCAGAAAGCCATTCTTCATTTGTTAATTCATTTGATAAGATTAAATCATCAAAAGTATTTTCACAATATTCCATAGATATTAATTGTATAGGAAACGCAGGAATAGTTACATTTATAATTTCTTCTTCATATGAGCTATCATCGCTCTCCCATATACTGCTTTCATCATTTTC